CAACGGCGGGATGCACGGCGGCGGCGGCGGTGGATCGGGAACGAGCTACGGCGGCGGCGCAGGTGGCAGTGGCGGTGTTCGGATTATTTGGGGTGCTGGACGTAGCTTCCCTCATACCTACACAACCGAAGACCCAAGCATTGCCGATAGCCGCAACCCCGGTGATGGACGTTAAGGAGACCATAAATGGCATACGCAGATAGAGAGCCTTTAGTCGCTCACATGAGGACCACAAGGGATCACAAACTCGCTTTGAGTGACGTTGATATGCTTCGCGCAGTAGAAGATGCGGCTTCTTTCGCCGCCTTCGCTACAGCACGATCAGATTGGTCAACTTACCGTCAAGCCCTTCGTGATTACCCGTCTACTATTCCAGATGAATTAGAAGACGACTTGAGCGACATGCCAGCCATGCCGCTCTCCCCTAATGAGCAAGTAACAGAGGAATAATATCACTATGAAGTTCATCCCTTACACTGACGAATTTGGCATTGAGCATTTCTTCGATGCTACCCGCGTTATGTTCACAATGTCTCAGCCTCTTGGAATGCCAGACGATGACGGTGTGTTTTCAAAATATGGGTGCAAAGTTGCCCTTAACGAAAACATGGGCTTCATCATCGCTGATGAAGAACCCTTGGCAATGATTGCTCGAATAAAGGAAGCTAACGGTATTGCCAGCTAAACGTGTCAACAAAAAGTCTATGCCTTGCAACAAGCCTCGCCGTGCGGCGGCGGGGTCTAGTAAAAAGTCTGTTGTTAAGGCTTGCGCCAACGGCAAGGAAAAGATCATTCGTTTTGGTGACAAGAAAATGTCCATCAAGAAAGGCACTCCTTCACGCAAGAAATCTTACTGCGCACGTAGCGGTGGCATCAAAGGCACTAGCAATAAGTTGAGCGCAAACTACTGGTCGCGCAAGGCTTGGGGTTGTTGAAATGGGCGACCTCAAAGTACCCCTCGCTTTGGTTCTTGCAATGGCGGCACAGCTTGTCGGCGGTGTTTGGTGGATCAGTGAACAGGCCCATAGGATCGGACACCTTGAGGTTCAAGTTTCGTCTATGAATGCAGACATCGACCAACTGACTTTAAACACTAACGGTCTGATAAAATTTGCTACTTTTACTGAAAACAGATGGGCAGAGGCGTACACAGACGACATGACTTATGTACGGTTATTTGGAAGTAAAGACCCAAGGGGGGCGCAATGAGTTTATACAAGAACATGAATGCTCGCAAGAAGGCTGGAACCAGCCGAACTAAAGCGAAGTCAACCGTTTCCCCGAAAGCCTACAGGAATATGCAAAAGGGCTTTCCCAAAAAGAAGGTGAAAAAGTAATGCCGACAGTTGGAAAAAAGAAGTTTCCGTACACCAAGGCCGGAAAGGCTGCCGCGAAAAAGGCTGCTGTGAAAACAGGTAAGCCCGTCAAGAAGAAGAAAGGATACTGATATGGCGAAGTCTCCATTGATGAAGAAGGCTTGCACAACTGTAATGCCGGGTAAGCCGATCCTCAAAAAGGGCGGCAAGAAGAAGTAGACCCCTCAGCCTATGAGCCTCAAATCTCAAATTAAAGACCTCATCGAATTATCTGAAAGTAGAGGGTGGGCGACTTTAAACTCAACAATGAAAGACGAGATCGTTTCTCTTGCATTGTTGATGGCACGTTCCAAGGAGATGTCCTCGCAAGAGGTGGACTTCAATCGAGGGGCAATCTGGGCTGCTGAGCAAATGCTGAACATGCCCGTCAAGTTGATACACAAGATGGAAGGCGAACTTTCATTTGAAGAAGCACCGTCGCGCCAAGGCCCGACTGAAAGGACAGACTAATGGACGAACAACTACAGCGCATGGCCGCTAACGCTTTATCGGGTGGGGCACAGCCCCCACAACAAGCCGCCCCCCAACAGGCAGCACCCGCGCCAGCACCAAAGCCAAAGGAAGCGCCAACTACGCCAATGGAGAAGTCCGCTAAGGCTGGCCCTCAGACAGATGGCGACCGCATGAATGAGGAACCTATGGTCTACAAGGTTGGCGACCGCCAACTTACGCCTCAGCAAATCTCGTCTACGTTTGATCGCTATAAGGACTTGAACTACAAGAACGCTCAGATGAAGCCGATCAATAACTTTGCTGAAAAGTTAATCCAAACATCTGGTGGAAGTCCTGAGCAAATCGCTAAGCTAATGGAAGCAGCGGTTGGCGCCTTTTCTAAAAACACAACAATGGGCAACAAGCGCCCAGCGCAACAGAACGTAGCCAAGCCAGAGGTTCCATCCAACAATGCAACGCAGCCAGATATGAACTCTGAGTTTGCGAAGTACGAAGATGACAACGCCATCTCATTGCCACCCGGCTACCGCGAGGGCATGGATCGTATTCAGCGTATGGAGCAACAGCTACAGCAACAGATGGGCGTAATGAATAACGTCTTGAAGTCTACGGCTCAGAGTGCGGCGCAAGGCAGGCAGATGGCTCAAGGCGCATCCAATGATCGCGGCCAAGTAATCCAGCAAACGATCTCGAACAACTTGGATCGCGCGCAACAAGCGGCTGGTCTTCCAGACGAGGATGGTAAGAACTTTATGCGCTACGCGGGCGAACGCGGTTACACCATCGAGGATTTCGCGGATGCAGGGCTGGCTCAGAAAGTTGTCGGTGATTTCAAGAACCAGAAGAATACGCCAGAGTTTGCGCGCCTACAGCAGATGGCGTCACGTAGAGAGGCTTTCCTCAAGTCTCAGTCGGGCGGACCCGCATCTCAAGCGTCAAAACCAGCCGGGGATCAAACTCTTGCAAGGCTGACGGCGGCTACTCTGAATAAGAATAATAACTTCGGTTAAGAAATTTATGCACGCGGGACGACGTAGAGTTTTCCCGTGTGCATAATTAAGTTACTCGGCCAGCGCTACGGCTCGGAAGCGTCGGGTACAACGGGACTAAAGATGCAACGACGTGACATTCCGGCGCTACGTTTGATGACCCTCGACAAATTGTAACCCTTCCAGAAAGGACTAGCACAATGGCTGGTATTCAAGGACTTCGGGGCACAGGCACGTTTGGCGTGGACTTTCGCCCCAAAAACTACCGCGAATTATATTCGCTGCTCGAACCAAATGGCAATGCACCGCTGAATGCTCTGTTATCAATGACTTCTTCGGAAGCCACTGATGATCCGGAATTTAAAAATTTTCGTGACGAACTCCCAGAGCGCAAACTGATTGTTGACGGAGCGGTATCATCTGCCTCTACGACTTCTATCACTGTGTCTGCTGGGAACGACAACTTGTTTGCTGTCGCAGGGACCATCTTGGTCAATGCAACAACAGGCGAAGTCATGCGCTGTACTGCTGATAGTAGTGCTACGGCTCTGACTGTTGAGCGTAACATTGGCGGCACGTCACACACTATTGCTGACGACGCTAATCTCTTCATCTCAGGCTCAGCCTTTGAAGAAGGGGCTTCATCTCCTACAGGCGTATCATTCGACGCGTCAGTAGCCTCGAACTATACACAGATTTTTCGGACAGCTTTTAAAGTTACCGAAACGCTACGTGCGACTAATCTGCGTACAGGCGACAAAGAAGATGAGATGGCGACTAAAGCTCTCAAGATGCACATGCAAGACATTGAACGCGCTATGTTCTTTGGAAAGCTGCATGAGAGTAATGGCTCTACGGCTCAACCACGTCGCTTCACAGGCGGTCTGACTACTCAGATTTCCAACGTGATCGACCGCTCTACTGCTTCTGGTGTTATGAACGAGGACACTTTTGATCGTCAATTGATCGAAAACGTTTTCGCTTTCGGCTCCAAGCAGAAGATCATGTTCTGTGGTGCTAAAGTAGCAGGCCACTTGCAGAAATTCGGTAAGGACCGTTGGTCTCCCGAAACTGTGCAGGGAAGCTACGGCGTAAACTTGACGCAATACTCCACGTTCGCTGGTGATTTGATGGTGCATTTGCACCCGCAATTCCGTCAGGTTCCGGGCATGGAAAATGCTGCTGTCATTATTGACTTCCCGTATCTCAAGTACCGTTACATGGAAGGTCGTGACACGGCGCTTCTACGTGATCGTCAGAGCGCGGACGAGGATGCGGTCAAGCACGAGTACCTCACAGAGTGTGGGCTCGAAATGATGCAAGACAAAGTTCACACCTACGTGAAAAACTGGAACGCTGTAGCTTAATCCTCCCAGATAGCTACACGACTAGAGAGGGCTGCGCTTATGCGTGGCCCTTTCGCATTAGGGACGACTGCACCGCATATAAACCCCATAAATGAACAGACAATCCCAAAGGAGAAGCTCAATGGCACGCAAACGCGCACGTACAGAGGACGGTCACTTCGTAGCTGACGATCCATCCACGCCCGAAAACGAGGCATGGACCGAAGATAAGTCCGAGCGACGTGAGGCTGCGTCCAAGAAAGCAAAGGCAAAGAAGGCTCCCGCGCCTCAATCTGCATTCACCATGTTCGTATCATCAAGCCCAGAAACTTCCGTTTACGACCTACGGGTTGGCGAAGCGCGAGTTCGCGGTATCTGGGATGGCTCACGGCAGCACGTAAGCTGGCGCGTACCATCTGATTTGACCGAAGCTCTTATGAAGCACCACATGGTTTGGTCTGGCCGAGTGATTAACGCAGAGGAAGACTAATGGCTGAAAAGAGCGTACAGAAGCCCTTCGCTGCGGGCAGGGGCGACCACTCCCCACTGGAAAACTTAGTACGCTCTGCTCTCGTTAGAGCGGGCAACTTCTCTCCGTCTCGTGTGGATGGTGAGGTCATGATGCTCATGATCGAACTTGCCAACCGAGTGATCGAGGACTTGCGGCAGCATCCATACTATAGCGGCGAAGATATTGATTACTACAACGACATAACTGAAATACGTCCCATACCCGACATGATCATGATTGATGGCCTAACGGCTCATTACTTCATTCAGCAAGGATCGGACAAGGCTATGATCTTTCTTCAGTTGTATCAGGCGAACATGGCCAACCTGTTGCACGAGCGTTCGTACGGAAACAAGAAGTACGAAATGAAGATAGTGGATGGCGGATCTAATCACAGGTACATGTAATGTCGAGACTTGCCTACTCCCCAATATCTATAAAATCCACAAGCCGTACTTATTACGGCTTTCGTGGTATTGATCGCTCTCGCGACGTTACTGCGTTGGAGACCGAGGAGGAGCAAAATTTTTGGCAGTTAGACAACTGCTATGTTGACTACCGAGGTCAGCTTATTCGCGATCCAGCCTTCTATCTTCATCAAGGATCGAACCGATTTCCTGTAAAGTGCTTGCGCTTCTACAACCGTGATGGCGTGTGCTTTGCGGAGGAGGACGCGGCGGGAACTCACCTCGCGTCTGATCGAGGGCATAAACTTTTCAACGCGTTTGCCAAGAATGCAATCGTTTCTATGACTAACTTCCAAGGTAAGGTGCATATCTTCAATCAAGATACGCGTATGTACCGATATGATGGGTTTGAGTTCTCGACATCTACGGCCTCAATCAAACCAAAGTTCGGCGTACCTATTCAGCGCCGCCTGGCTACTGCTGGGTTTAAGGATAGACCCACGACTATTGAGTTTTCTCGCGTAGACAATCCCGACATCTTCTTGGAAGAAGAAGCGCCTACCGAAGAAGTCACACGAGCAGCGTTTATTGACATCAGTAACCTTATCGGAACAGCCGATGAGATTGTTGGAATGGGCACGTTTGAGGCTAACCGCCTTGCTGTTTTCACTAGAGACCAGACGTTAGTTTATATAATCGACCCAGACTTTGAGGAGTGGCAGCTCGACAGTCGTGCCAATCTTCGTATCGGGTGTATATCGCACAATACGATTGTGAACGCTGGCTCCGATCTTTTGTTCTGCTCTCGTCGCGGCATCCACTCAATTATGCGCTCCGAGCAAAACGGCATTACCATTGCTGAAGCATCTTTGTCTGATGAGG